GCGGTGGCGGTGGCGGCGCTGGTGGCGCTGGTCAAGATGCTCCTACTACTGCACCTAATGGCGTAGGCGGCGCTGGTGGCGCTGGCCTAACATCTTCAATTGATAGTATTGCAAGAGGCGGTGGCGGCGGTGGCGGTGGCGAAGATTTAGCTGGTAGTGCTTCTGACGGCGGTGGCGCAGGCGGTGTTTCAACTGCAACTAATGGAACAGCAAATACTGGTGGCGGCGGTGGTGGAACTCAATTAGGTACACCAAACACAGCTGGCGCAGGTGGTTCAGGAGTTGTTGTTCTAAAATATTCAGCTGCAAAAACAATTACAATTGGTGCCGGACTTACAGGATCAACAGCTGCTCCAGTTGGCGGGTTTAAGGTAACTACAATTACTCAAGGCACAGGAAATGTGAGTTGGGCATAATGGCACATTACGCATTTTTAGACGAAAACAACATTGTTACAGAAGTTATAACAGGCATCGATGAAACAGAGCTTATTGAAGGCCTAGACACAGAAACTTGGTATGGAAATTTTAGAGGCCAAAAATGTGTGCGCACATCTTATAACGGCAATATTCGCTATAACTACGCAGGCATTGGTTATACATACGACCCAGTAGATGATGCCTTTATTGCACCCATGCCTGATTGTGGTCATAACGAATTAACGCTCAACGATATAAAGCGATGGGAGTGCGCTAATGAGGCCCACACCGAAGCTCTGTAAAGCCGGGCAACAGTTAAGGCTTCAAGTCGATGATAGTTATCCAGACAGAGATAGAACATCGGACGGATGGATTGGCGACAGCCGTCATTCAGCGCGCCCTTCTAATCATAACCCTGATTGGAAGAATGCAGTCGATGGGGTTGCTTGGGTCAGGGCAGTTGATTTTGACAAGGATTTATCTGGTAAGGCAAAGCCCGAACTCATGCCTGACCTTGCAGATCAGATTCGACGATTTGCAAAGCGTGATAAATCGAAACGCATCAGCTATATCATCTTCGCAGGCAAGATTGCTTCCCCTCGCATGGGCTGGCGCTGGCGCAAGTATTCTGGAATCAATGCGCATCACAGCCATTGCCACATCTCTTTCACTAAAAAAGGCGATACAGATAGTTCGTTCTTTAATATCCCAATGATAGGCGGCACAGATGATAAAGCTAAGCGATAAGCATAAGAAGGCATTAAAGGATTACGGCCTAGCCGTATTGGCCTCTGCCGTAACTATGGGAGTAGCCTTGCTATCTGACATGGCTCCACAGTACGCCGTGGTTATTGGTGCTATTGCTGCTCCTGCCGTTAAGTGGGCAAGCAAGAATTCTAAAGATTATGGCATCGGGGCGTCATGAGCCCGCAGGATACGGCAGCGGTTGCAGTTGCTGTAACGACCGTTATTGGTTCATTTATTGGCTTAGTGCGTTACTTAGTAAAGCATTACCTCAACGAACTAAAGCCAAATAGCGGCTCATCTATTAAGGATCAAGTAAATCGTTTAGAAGCGCGTGTCGATACCATAATCGAGATGTTAGGCAGGTAACACTTTACTCATGGCTAAGCGAAAGGTCATAGACCTAGACACTTATAACGCGCTAGATGCGTGGGCGATTTCTTTACATGAGATGTACCGCGCGTTGAGAAAGGCAGGCTTCCCCGTCGATATTGCTTTGTCCATGATTCAAGACCCAGAGTGCTATCCAAGTTGGATACTGCCTGCTAAGCCTATAGAGAAGATTGGCGATATTGACTATGACGAGGATGACGATTAAGAGAATCGCTTGGATATCAGACATTCAGGCGCCTTTCTTTCATGAAGAAGCAGTCAAGAATCTAGGCAAGTTTTTAAGAGTTTATAAGCCTCACCAAACTATCTGCATCGGAGATGAGATTGACCTGCCGCAGCTTGGCGGGTTCGCCCAGCCATGGCAAGAGGTTGAAGGCAACATCGATGAGGACCGCAAGCTAACTTTAGAGATTCTTCAATACTTAGGCGTTACTGATGTAGTCGGCTCCAACCATGGAGCAAGAGTTTATAAGTCATTATCCCGCCGCTTACCAGCATTTATGAACTTGCCAGAGCTGCGCTATGACAAATTTATGGGTTATGACAAGGCCGGGATTAAGTACCATCCCCAAGGTTTCGACTTTGCTCCGGGTTGGCATACTTGCCACGGAGATGCTTTCCCGCTATCTAACAAACCCGGGCAAACGGCATTGAACGGCGCCATGCGTATGGGCAAATCAATCGTCTCGGGGCACACGCATAGGCTGGGCCTATCTGCCCATTCAGAAGCCTCTGGAGGCCGATACGGGCGCATTGTATGGGGAGTTGAGGTTGGCAACCTAGTGGACCTTTCTAGCCCCGGTATGGGCTATACAAAGGGTTATGCGAACTGGCAGATGGGCTTCGTAGTGGGCACTTTGGTAGGCAAACGCTTCACGCCTGAACTTATACCAATCGACCCTAAGGATGGGTCATTTGTTTATCAAGGCAAGGTCTATGGAAGGCCACGCTAGTATCGCCTGCCCTTATTTAGAAGATGAATCTGTGGATAACTTTGTTATAAAACTGTTACCTAAATTGGCTGGATGTTGCTTTAGGTTCGGGTAATGTTCTTCTTGTAGGCGCAGGGAGCGCCTCAAAGGGAGCGAACAAATGGCAAAGTCAAAAATCAGCCAAACTGATTACTCAACCATAGTTTTAGGCATGGCTGCACTTATTAACGAATTAGAGGCAAAAAACGGCCATAACAATTTCAACGAAACTATTGCAAACGCAAAAGAAATTCAGGAATATCTAACAGAAAAGATTGAAAAGCGCGAGCGCCTTGGAATTGGCTGGGGTGCATAATGAATACCGATTTAGCACTAGTCCTTATGGGCTGCACAGGAGCCATCTTTGGCTTTCTAGTGGGATATGCCAAAGGGCATGAACATGGCAAGATACAGGGCAAGATAAATGCTCGCCGTATCCTTAGGTCACAGGTTAGCCGATGAACGCTGGTGAATTTCTATCACAAGCCAGAGCTACAATTCAAGACCGTGGAATGGACTATGGACATCCATCAGACAATATGCAAAGAACCGCAGCACTTTGGAGTTCATACCTTGAAATGCCAATCACGGATTATCAGGTTGCAACTTGTATGGCATTGGTCAAAGTCGCAAGAAGCATGGAAACTGCAAAGGTCGATAATCAGCTCGATGCCTGCGCCTATCTTGCAATAGCCGGGCAACTACAGAGTGAGGAAAACGAATTATATGTTTGATTTATCAGATTATCAGCCTGTTGAGGACAGATTAAATCTCTTTTGGAAGGAACACCCAGATGGCCAAATTCATACTAAGTTGGTCGATACAAGTTCTACGCGCTTTATCGTTGAAGCTAGTATTTATCGAACAGAGGCAGACTTACGCCCTTGGACGACAGGACTTGCAGAAGAGACAGTCCAAGGCCGAGGTGTCAATGCGACTAGCGCACTTGAGAACTGCGAAACATCTGCTATCGGGCGCGCTTTGGCTAATGCAGGTTACGCTACTAAGGGCAAGAGAGCATCGCGTGAGGAAATGGTCAAAGTCGCTAAAGGCGCTGAAGTAAAGGCTAAGGTTGAAGAGGTAAAGGCTAAGATGGCCAATACTTCCAAGGAATATGTGCCGGTGCCTGTAGAATCTGACCCATGGAATCAAAGCTTTGCTGCACCAGCGGCAACTATGGAGCAAGCGGTCGAGATGGTGAAATCTTCGTTGGGTGCCATGCCGGTGGACGAGAGCTGCATTCATGGACCCCGAATATGGAAAACTGGCACAAGTAAAGCAGGCAAGCCTTGGGGCCATTGGAAGTGTTCAGCTGCTATAACTAGAGATATGCCAGGAGGGCAAATACCTTGCGACCCTATTTGGTACGACATCGATAAAGCCACAGGTACTTGGCAGCCGCAGGTGAAGCGTGGGTAAATTATATTTCAAGAACATGGATGGAGACTGGGAGCAATTCCCATCCGATGAGGATTTACAAGCTGCGGTAGATGCAGCCTATGATTTACAGGAGTTAGGCTTTGCCATTATCTGCCAATTATGTAATACGCCTCCAACAGTAAATCAGATTAAACAAAGGGCGCTACAGCATGAATGGAAATGCTTTGAGTGCCATACTATAAATTCTGCTGGCAAGGCATGACCTAATCTATGTCACAAAGCAGAAAATACCGAGGCTATCGCACCGAGAGGGTAGTTAGCTCCTATTTACAAACTTGGTGGGAGAACGCTAGCGTTGGTAGAGGCGCTAACTAC